TCTTACCAAAGGTAGAGTAACCTTTAGATACAAATAATTAACCGTCAATTTTAATTGGATTAGTTTCTTCAAGAGGTGAGTTTGTTTTTAACCATCTAACAAGATCTAGTCTTACAGTGTGTAGGTTTTCTTTTAGCAAGTTATGCTCGTTGCCAAATACAGGACCACTGTCTACGAGGTTTTCTACAGACTGATCAATAGCATCAACAGCACCAATGAATATATTATACATTTCTACTGCCTGCTCTTTTAAACTTGCTTGTTCAATTGCTTCAATACGTTGCAGATAATCTTTACAATCATCATTAAAACGTGGTAATTCTTTAATTTTTATTGCCATTGTTTACTCCTTACTATTATTTATAAATAGTATTATAACAAGGAGCAACAAATGGCGGCAAATGGCATTTCAACACTGGCACTAAAAGCAACTAGACAAGACACAAAACTTGCTAAAGCAACAGCAAAACGTCAAGGTAAAACTGTGGCGGCTGACGGAACTATTAGTGGTTCTGTTAACACAGGTGCTACGTCATATAGAGCAAGAAATACACTTGATGCTTCTCAACTACCCACAAGATATCATGCTTCTAGCAATACCGGTGCACTTGTAAACAATGCAAACACTGGTGGTTTAGTTGCAGGTCGTCCTTGGACATAATAGCACCTAACCAATAAATACACACATAATAAAAGAGGAGCGAGAGTATGAATACCAACGAGTATGACGTAAAAGTCATTAAAGTAGTTGATGGTGATACAGTAGATGTAGACATTGACTTAGGGTTCGGAGTAACACTAACAGACGAACGTGTACGCATTATGGGTATTGATACCCCAGAGTCACGCACAAGAGATAAAGTAGAAGACTTGTTTGGCGAAGCCGCTAAAGCAAGACTTAAAGAACTTATGAAAGACGGTGGTAAACTTATTACTACTGAAGATCGTAAAGGCGAAGATATGAAAGGCAAGTTCGGACGTATCCTAGGAGACTTCAAAGTAGAGCGTTGGGAAAATCAACCAGCAGAACTAGTAACAGATATTCTTATTGAAGAAGGACATGCAGTTGCATACTTTGGCGGAAGTAAAGAAGAAATTGCTATGAAACATCTAGCAAACAGAGAAAAACTATTACGTGAAGAAATCATTAGTCGTGAAGATTATGATAAAGCAGTAGCGTTAATGGAAGGCAAGTAGTCACAAAAAACCCCGGCACTATTTCTAATGTCGGGGTTTCTTTTCATAACTTATAGAGCGTTGACAGGTATACCGTGAATCTCTGCCCTCAGTTTCGTTATTACTTGTTTGGCTTACCGTTTACAAAATCGTAAAATCTTTCAGCCGCTTCTAGTATATGGTCTGTTGTTGGAATCTGAGGCATGCCAACTTTGCTGACAATCTCTCCTGATTCTGGATCACGCTTAGATGTAATCTCCCAACCCATCCACTTATTTGAATATTCAAACTCTGTGAATGACTTAGCCATTTCTAGAACCTGCGTTCTAATTTCGTATCCGTTTTTGTTTGTTGTGATTTTTGGCATTGCGGTCTTAAACATTTCAGCAACTTCCTGTGTTTGTTTAAAGATGGCTTCGCCGTACTTTGTATCTACTGACATAATATTCTCCTTTGTGTGTATGTGTGTAGTGTTACTATTGTAACATTAATATTTAGCATTGTCAATGAGTAATACTACAACATTTAGATTTCTATAGCACTTGTATCTACCTTAGACCATATATGCTAGTTTAAGTTAGAGAGTTGACTACCTAAATAAACATGCTGACGATAGTGATCAGCATTAAGAAAAGGAGGTTCACATGGACATTCTAAATAAAGTAAAGGCTTGGGCCGGAGCATTAACAGAAGCAGGAATTAGTTTGCTTTCGTTAGGCATCGTGTTAGAAGTCTTGTTCAACGGACAGAACATTCCGTTCTGGCCAAACATCAACATAATTGCTAACATTCAAAACATTGTTGCAGGTTTCTCTGCACAAGGTTTAGTTGGTCTTGTTGCTGTATGGGTTTTATATTCAATTTTCAATAAAAAATAATATATACTCAATTTGAAAAAGTTGCAGAGAAGTCATCTTGGCGGGCGATTTCTCTGCAACACTTTTTATCTTCCTGATACCCAGTCTTGTTCTTCTTCAGTGTAGGGCCACATTATTTGCCACCCTTTTTCTTTTCGCCCTTAGGCTTGACGTATGTGTGATCTGGATCTAACATTAGTATGTCTCGTACATTTTCTTTTTGAACTCGGATATTTCGTTTGCTTTTTCAAACATACCAAGGTGTCTAAGTTCTCTAATACTCATACAGTAACTTCTGTATTCCATTGCTTTCAAAAATCTTTTAAGCATGTGCCTTGCCCTTCCATGTAGCAACAGTCTTACCACGCATGTAATGATCACCTGCTTCGTAAGTATCTTTTGCTTCTGCTTCACGCACTGCTTCATTAGCAATTTCTCTAATATCTCCTCTACAGATACCTATGTCTTTTAGTTCGTAATCAGTAAGTTCACTTAACTCGTCATACGTTCTATTTGCTTTTCGGTGTGCTTCGGATAATCCAAATATTTTTTTAAGATGTAAAAACATTATTTTTTATACTCCAACGGTAAAGTCATTAATGCCCTTGCTTCATCGTGATATCCTTGTCTAGATAATTCAGCGGCCGCTCTTGCTCTACCTGCTGATTCACCTAATGCAATTATACCTACAAATAATACAGCGAATACATTTCTTATTACCTTACAGAGTTTACATGTGTAAGTCCATGTTGTGTTTGTCATTGTTGCTACAGTCATTATACCCATCCTTTTAGATTTTTGTTTGTTCTTACATTCACTCTACTATCGTGAAATGTTCCTAGTGAAATAGATGTAATGTCTGATCTCCCAATTCCCAAGTCTTTTAGTTCATGATCTGATAATTCTTGCAATGCCTTGTAAGTTTTACGAACCTGTGCTTTATCTTTTCTTTTTTGATTTATTTCTTTAACTAAATCCATCAAGCCGGCAATAGCGTCTTGAATTACGGTTGATACTGTTAAAATTGCTGATGTCATTAGTAAGTTACTCCCATCTTAGGACCTTTGCCCTTGTGGGTTAACATATAGTGATAGGCATACTGCCAATCGTTTCCGTACTCTGTTTTGGCGTAAGTGAGCATCTCTTTTTCGAAAGCCTTAGACGGGCTTGGGTTTCCAAGTAAACTCACAAGGCCGTTGAATAGCATTGTTGCCATTTTACTTCTCCTTATATAAGTTTTGGATGCTTGAGGAAAGCAATACCCCGGAACTTCCCCGGCGGTGCAACTACCTTTGGTAGCCGTCGTTCGCTTTTTTAGGATGTCTGCACCATCCCACTGTCTTTCCAGTGTGTATGTGTGTCGAATAGTACAACCATGCTGTCCTACTCACCTTTATTTATATTATACTACTATAACTATACACGAAATACAACCTATATTAGGTAAAGGCTGTCATGCTGTATATGCATGAGTATCAGAGTATATAAATAAATGTAGTACAACTACAAGAGAACAACATGGCATATTCAGAGAAGGTGTTGGACCATTACGAAAACCCTCGTAATGTTGGTAAGATGGACATGAACGACCCCTCAGTAGGAACTGGAATGGTTGGAGCACCAGCATGTGGTGACGTCATGAAATTACAAATAAAAATTGAAGAAGGCGTTATTGTTGATGCTAAATTTAAGACATATGGATGTGGAAGTGCTATCGCAAGTAGCAGTCTACTAACAGAATGGGTAAAAGGCATGACCCTTGATAAAGCAGGTGAAATTAAAAACATGGATCTTGCAGAAGAACTTGCTCTACCTCCGGTTAAGATTCACTGTTCAGTATTAGCAGAAGATGCAATCAAATCAGCAATAGCAGATTATAGATCAAAGTGATAACAATTACTGAGGTTGGTGCAAACCGTGTAACTGACTCCTTAGTAACTCGTGGCAAAGGTCTAGGACTTAGAGTTAAGGTAAGAACTACTGGTTGCTCGGGGTATGCATATGTGTTAGAGTTTGTTGACGAACTCAATGATGACGATACTGTGTTTGACTCCAACGGTATAAAGATTATTGTTGATAAAAAGTCACTAGTAATGATAGACGGAACTCATCTAGATTATGTTAAACAAGGACTCAACGAAGGGTTCCAATTCAAAAATCCTTGGGAAGACGCTACCTGTGGTTGTGGTGAATCATTCACTCTGAAGAAGTAAGTTAATCTTCTATCTTGACATTGTTTTAAAACTGTGCTATAAATAATTATGTTTTATAGTTATTCGAATTATAAAATGTAGAAAGTTGGGCAACGTTGAGCCCAATCTCTTTTAACAATGTGAGCGATGTGGTAAAAGCATCAAGCAGATAGGAGAAATAAGAATGGACGCACTCACCCTATGGATGGCAATAGGTTTCGCCTTTGCCGCTTATTCCGTAATAGCAAATGATTCAGTACAAACACTAGGTACATGGATCGCAAGTAATAACGACAAATTCAATTGGAAGATCATGTGGGGGTGTGCAAGTGCAGTTCTCCTTTATACATTGTGGTACGGTTGGACAACGAATGGTGGAGACATCAGTTACGGTAGACTTAACAAGATACCGTTCCAAGAAATACAATGGTATCACGCAATGGCACCAGGACTACTATTAATACTTACACGGATAGGAGTACCAGTTAGTACTTCTTTTTTAGTATTAAGTGCCTTTGCAAGTACATTTGTATTAGAGAAGATGCTCGTAAAGAGTATGATGGGTTATGCAGTGGCGGCAGTCGCGGCATATGTTATTTGGATAGGAGTTACTAAAGTCCTAAACGAAGCAAAGCCTGTTAAAGAAGAACATAAGAAAGCGTGGCGAATAGCACAATGGGTAACAACAGGCTTCCTGTGGTTTACTTGGCTAAGTCATGACATGGCAAACATTGCCGTGTTCCTACCAAGACAGATACCTTGGGACCTTATGGTATTAGTAAGTCTTATATTTGTATTTGGATTAGGATACATGTTCCGTGAAGGCGGAGGTAAGATACAAAACATTGTAATTGAAAAGCACAACACAAGATACGTTCGTAGTGCTACAATTATTGATGCAGTATACTTTTTAATCTTGTACTTCTTTAAAGAACTAAACGATATACCTATGTCAACAACCTGGGTGTTTGTAGGTCTACTGTGTGGACGTGAACTTGCTATGGCAACTATGACAGGCAAAGAAAAGTTCAAGACAGTATTTCCTTTGATTACCAAAGACTTTATTAAAATGATGATTGGTTTAGGTGCTTCTGTGGGAGTAGTGTTAATGATACACTATGTTATTGTACCTAACGGATACTAATATATTGGAAAAGGTAGTGTGCAACGATACTACCTTTTTTCTTGACTTTAGATAAGTATGAGCATATAATACAACTATAATATTACTTTTAACACCTTGCGTAATAGAAAGGACAACGTTTGAAGATGAAAATCATAACAGGAAATGCTAATCCTGAATTAGCACAAAAGATCGCAGAACACTGTTTTAGCGATTTAGTCCCAGCCAAAATAACATCGTTTGCAGACGGCGAATCGAGTGTAGAATTTACTGAAAACATACGTGGCGAAGATGTGTTTATTATTCAAAGTACATGCACACCTGTTAATGACAGTCTAATGGAATTGTTGATTATGATTGATGCGGCTCGTAGATCAAGTGCAAGTAGAATTACCGCAGTCATTCCTTACTTTGGTTACGCTAGACAAGATCGTAAGAGTGCTTCACGTACTCCTATTACTGCAAAGTTAGTTGCTAATTTATTAACAACATCAGGTACAGATAGAATACTTACAATGGATTTACACGCAGGACAAATACAGGGCTTCTTTGATATTCCAGTGGACGATTTAACAAGCCGTGTAGCATTTGCTAAAGATATCAAAAAGCAATTTTATAAAGATGGTAATAACATTGATGAAGTAGAAACTGTATTTGTATCACCAGACGCAGGTGGTGTTGTTCGTGCTAGAAAGTTTGCTGATATGTTTGGCGGCGACATTGCTATTGTAGACAAACGTAGACCAGAAGCAGGCAAGAGTGAAGTAATGAATCTAATTGGAGATGTCAAAGGCAAACATGCTATCCTAGTAGATGATATTATTGACAGTGGTGGAACATTGTGTAATGCGGCCAAAGCAATTATAGATGCTGGAGCATTATCAGTACGTGCTTATATCACACACGGTGTATTATCAGGCGAAGCATGTCAAAAGGTTGAAAAGAGTGTACTAGATGAATTAGTTGTAACTGATAGTATTCCTAACCGTTGTCCTAAGAACTGTAAAAAGACACGCCAAGTAAGTGTATCTACATTATTTGGTGAAGCAATACGTAGAGTTACAAACGAAGAATCTGTCAGTAGTCTTTTCGTATAAATAATTTTGTAGGAACAAAGACCGCCCAACAATAAATCAAAGCGGCCAATAGTTTTACATTGTAAAACTTCTAACTAATAATGAAACGCAAATATAAAAAAACTGTAAACAACAGTCGGATGATTGCTGATATAAAATATCAATTGACAAAGACTTCTGATCCTATAGAGAAAGAAGCACTGCAACAACGATTACATCATTATCAAATGCAATCTAAAAATACTAAATCTGAATAGTTTCTGAACCATCTTTATGTTTTGCAAGATGCTTCACATACTCAGTCATACTATGATCTGAGAAATTATCAATTTTACCTTTTTTGATTCCGCGCCACATACCACGTAACTTGTCTTTGAACAGTTGCCATCCTGACGGAGTACGAACATTGCCCCATGTGTTTAAGTAATGTTGTTGTCCGTGATGCTTGTACCCCATTACCCATAATGGAACACTAGTTACTATGTCATTGTTATTCTTCCAGCGATGATGCACAACTGATAGACTATCTACATAAGTTGGCCAACCAACTCTAGGGGAACCGAATGTATATAATTCTTTAGGATCAAGATTGTCAAGGTTGTGTTTACAACGGCTTGCCATAATAGTAGCCATTGCCGCTCCTAGCGAATGTCCACAAAACCATAACTCTTTATCTTTGTTCTGTGTTCTTGTGATGTCCTCTCTGACCATAGGCCATAGTTCATCTACTTCTGCTTTGAAGCCTCTGTGTACTCTACTTATTGTTTCTGATTTTACTGGATAAGCCTGTAGGTCTGCTTTAAGATCATTGAACTCTGTTGGTTCAGTACCTCTACAAGCAATAACAATATCATGCTTGTTCATAAAGCGATATGTCTGTGCTCCGTCCAAGTCATAGTATTCAATTGTTGTAAATCCTAGTTGTTTTGCTATCTTTGTAGCATTTTTCTTTTCTAAATACGCTATTTGTGCTAATTCGGCAAATAAAAGACTGCGTTCTTTGAAATTTAATGTTACAATAGGTTTAGTTAATTTATTTGTATGTATTTCCATAGTTTCGCTCCTAATTTCGTTCCCTATGGTATTTACCGTGTTACACCACTAAATAGTGTTAAGGAGTTACGACAATGAAACGCAAAACTAGAAGCCTATTAGAAGAACTTAATGATTTCGCTGTAACTAAAAAGACAGAGAATATTGTAGAGTCAAGAGCAAATCATGTAATTGAGAGTGCTATCAACATAGTTGAAATGATACGTACAAACTTTGATGGCGAAATTGCTCAGGATTTAGAGAAGCGGTTTTATAACTCTATCAAGTCAGGCGATGCAACAAAATTTATGCGAGGCATCAAAAAAATCAAAGCAAGTGATAAAAGTGAATTAGACGATGTTAATTGAAGACATTATAAGGCTACAAGAAGCCGAGGGTAAGAATACACATATGGAACACGTTGAGGAAGAAGCACTCAACCGTGGTAAAGAAGGGGCTGAATATGCAATCAATCAAATGATGTTGTTTGCAGATATGCTTAAAGGCCGTACTAACAAAAAGTTAAGAGTAAGTGTAAAATGGGACGGTGCTCCTGCAATTATATGCGGAGTTGATCCTGAGAGTAAAAAATTCTTTGTAGGAACAAAGGGTGTGTTTAATGCTAGTCCTAAACTAGGAACTAGTCATGAAGAGATTGACAGACTATATGGAGAGTCAGGTGCAGTATCAAAGTTACATCTAGCATATGATTATCTTAGCAAACTAGGAATTACAGGCGTACTACAAGGCGACTTTATGTTTGACGATAGTTCACGTCGTGAAGAAGAAATTGACGGCGAAAAGATGTACACTTTCAAACCACAACTTATTACATATGCAGTACCAGTAGACAGTGACATTGGTAAGCGTATTGGAAGTGCAAAGTTTGGTATTGTCTTTCATACAAACTACGAAGGCAACACATTAGCAGATGCAACAGCAAACTATGATGTTAATGTTAGTAACTTAAAACGTTCAAACGATGTTTGGTTTGACGATGCGTTCTTTAAAGACGTTTCAGGTTCAGTGCTAATGACAAAAGATGAAACAGCACAAGTGAAAAAAGATTTAGCAGATGCAATGGGGGCTTATAAAGCAGTACCAAATGCAGTATGGGAAGCAATGAAATCAAATGATGATTTTATTAAAAACTTTAAGATTTGGATTAATACAAATATTAGACAAGGTAAACTAGCAGGCGATCCAGGCGAATTTTTAAACGGCTTTATTGATTGGTATAAAGAAAGAATTGAAGGCGAGATTGCAAAACTTAAGAATCAAGATCCAGAGAAACCAGCAGTTAAAAATAGATTACAAAAGATTGAAAACAATATGAATTTTATTAATACAAATAGAAAAGGCTTGTCAGGCATTATTATTTTTATGACTGAGATTACAAACCTAAAGAAAATTTTTATTACTAAACTTAACAACATTGAAAGTATTGCACACTTTTATAAAACAGCAGATGGCTATGAAGCAGGCTCACCTGAAGGCTATGTAGCAATTGACCATACCGGTGGAGCAGTTAAGATTGTTGACAGACTTGAGTTCAGTCGCAGAAACTTTACTACTCCTAAGGACTTTGGTTAATGTCACAGTTTAAATTTTTAGATTTTATCACAGAAGGCAAAATGATTCGCAACTCAGATGGCGTTAGTAGATTAACGTTTACTGACGCCTCTGACCTAGTATTACTATACTTTTTAGCATTGCACGTAATGCGTCATTATCCAAGTAAACGCTTTGCAAAGTTATACAGTGAACAAGTACTTAAATGGCAAAACTGGAATAACTTTAGAAGTAGTGCTAATGACTTACATTGTTTGTTAAACATTATTGATGGTGACGAACGCATTGTAGAAAAACTAAAAGACTCAAGGTCAGCAAAGATGTTGCGTAAGCGTTTTACATTTCCTACACTAACTGCAAAAAGATTGTTAAGAAGTTATACTAATAGCAATCCAAGTTATGCAGATGCAAACGATTTGTTAAAAATAGACAACGGATTATCCAACAGTCGCTACAGTGGATTGCGTAGACGTATTGCAAATTACGGAAAACTAACTCCAACAGAAAAGCGTAAAGCAGTTACTGAATTAGAAATGGCTTTAAAAGCAAGAGGACGTAACTCAGACATAGTTGATTATTATGTGTTGTTTGTTAAAGATTATGACTTAGAAAGTTCACAGGTTAGGGACACTGAGCCAACAGTAAGTGTTAGTGATCCTGTACAAGCAGACACAAAAGATATACAGATGTTAAGACTATTAGGTGTACCTAATAAAGACTTGCCCTTTGCATACAAAGTATTAAGTATGACAAGCAGAGGCTTAGGTATTCCTCCACGTTTTGCACAAGCATATGCTCCTGTTATGCGTATTGTAAACGACATTATAAAAGCAGGTCCGGGATATGTAAACTTGTTAAAACAAGTACATAATAGAGCAAAACGAGTAGTACGTTAGTTTATTTTCCAAAGTAAGATAAATATTAGCACGGATGTCATGGAGAGTGACATACGCCATAAGAGCAATTTATTAATCAATAAGGAGATAAAAAATGGCTTCAATCGCAAGAGTAAACCAAGACGGTCGCGACCACGGAGTTCAATATTCAGTAGCACAACTATCTGGATTTGAATTAGATGCAGGTGCATCGTTAGCGGCAAAAGATGGTATTGATGGATTCATCGCACAAGTTGTTGCAGAATTCCAACCATTAATGTACAAATCAACAGGCGGCGCAGGAAAGATCTTTATGATCTGTGACGGCCATGCAGTTGACGCGGCAAGTATGCAAACACGTTACCAAGCAATGGGTACAGTTGACGGAATCGCAACTGGTGCATTAACTATTGTTGCACGTGACTTAGACGCATTCGATGCAACATAATATATAGTTTTATACTATGGAAAAGGGCGGCTTTATGTCGCCCTTTTTTTATGGCTATATTGATAAATAAAAGTACGGATGCCATGGAGAGTGGCAGACGCCATAAGAGAAAACTTTTAAAGGAGAAATAAAATGGCTATATTAACAAACAACGCGGCGGCGATCGCAGGCAACGGAATTGGTCCTAGAACTAGAATCATCAACCTTGCAAAAACTAACATGACACAAGCAGAACTAGATGCGGCTTTGTTATATCTTGCGGCAGGTGATGTTGCTGGTACTAACGATGCACACACTATTGCAGGTGTTTCAGTACTAACTGAAGACGGTGTTTTCACAACTGGTGTTACTGATGCAGTACAAGTTGCTATCCAAGGCACAGGCGTTTTCACAGCAGGCGCAAACTTTGGTACAGGTGCTACAGGTGTAACTTCAAGTTTACTTGCAGACATTGCTATCGTTTCATAATTGAAACTATAACTAATATTAAGGGTGTCGTTTTTACGGCACCCTTTTTTTATGGCTGGTAAATATGTGTATGAAAATACGTATTAAAACATTGATTGATATCACTCGCACAGACGTAAGGCGTAAAGGCCAAGGCGATGAACTCAAACTCAATCAACAACACAATTTTCAAACTTTACAACAAGTTATTGCTTTGCGTAATTTAATCAATCTCAACGACGATCCATATTTGGAAACACGTAACGTAAATGGCGAGTTTGGAACAAACTACAAAGGTGAACACAAAGTTTGGACATACGAATTTGAAGTTGACCATGCGGACGCTTATTATGATGATAAAAACGACCCCGTAGGACTATTAAAGCAAGATTTAGAACTAGTACCTATAACTGGTAGTTTAACTGAAACTGTACCTAAACCAAAAATGTTTATAGTAAACAACAAAGGTAATTCCAATATTACCGTTGAAGTTGTATAAATAACTATGAAGGCACAAAATAGGCATACCAAAACACATTAAGGCTAACGACAAAGAGTTTACTTAATAACCCTTAGAGAAAGGGTGTTTACGGAGATATTAACTATGGCACGTGCCACAGACTTAGAGAAAAAGAATTTAGAAGCACACGTTGACTTATGTGAACAACGTTATATCAACCTAGAAAAACGTTTGGGTAAAGTTGAAGAAAAAGTTCAACACATCCATGATGATTTAGGCAAGTCACATTCTTCTTTAATTAAAGTTATTATCGGTACCTCAGGTACAATCATTGCAGGACTGTTATCTACAGTCGTTGTTATTCTCATTAACATGTCTTAAACTAAATACTAACATGTTGTTAGTAGAACTTTTTAATAATCTCGCGGAGAAGCAAATTTGGGGACGAAAAGGCAAAGCCCTCGTTCGTAAGTTTCGTTGTAGTGGAGGCAAGCGTCATGGACGTATTGTTTCTAAAGCACAACAATGCTTTGCTCCACCAAATATACAAGCCAAAATGAAGATGCGTATTACACGTAAGAAACTTGGACAAAGAATGATGCGTAAGGCTAAACGTACTAAACGTACAAACCCAGCATCTAGAGCATTGAAGACGTTGAATAGAAGATGAGACTTTTTGAATTAACAGAAGCAGGTGGTAAGTTTATCTTTGGTCGAGGTGGTAAGCCAGGTGGCTCACACAAAGGTCAAATTTCACGTAAGTTTAGATGTGTAAGTGGTCCACGTAAAGGACGTATTGTTGCAAAGATGTCTACATGTCATGCACCAATTGACGCACAAAAGAAAAAGACAATGACTGTTACTAGATCCAAAGCACCTAAGTTGGCGGCAAAGAAATCAATGTTTACCAAACGAGGTTCTGGAGTAAGTAGAGCAGTATTAAGTAAGAATAGAGCAAAAGCACCTAAGAGAGCAAAAGTACAAAAAAGGAAACGTTAATGCGTATTGACGAGATTGATTCAAAACACAGTAAGTTCAAAGAAGTTATACTCGATCACGAGTTGACTGAAGAACAGTTAGATGAAGTCCTTCCTATTATTGGTGCTCTTGCTGGAGTAGGCGCAACAGCCGCAAGAGTTGCAGGCGGAGCATTGGTTCGTGGTGCAGGTGCATTAGCACGTGGAGCAGGAGCATTAGCACGTGGTGCAGGAAAAACAATTCAAAAAACAGCACGAAGCATGGCTCCAGTACCAAAAACAGGACCAGGCTCGGGTACAAACAATAATAACGGCACTGTTGGTAAGATAGGTAAAGCAATAAGTAACCTAGGAACTGACCTTGCTTCACAAGAACGTGGTACTGCTAGAAAACAAAGCAACAACCAACAAAGTTTAAAAACAAACACAGCACAGAAACTTTCACAACAAGGCAGTGGACAAGGAACTATTGGTACACAGGGTACGCAAGGTACACAACAAACCAAACTACAAAGAGGGCAAGAATTTCAAATGCCTATTGCAGATCCAAAAAGTCCAAACAAAACAGTAAATGCCAAAATGAAAGTAAAGAATGTAACCGGTAGTGAAATTGAACTGCAACCTTCTAAAAAACAAAAAGGTATGCCTAAAACGGTTAAGTATAATAAAAAAGATCTTGCATTAAATTAAGTTTTACGCTATACTTTAAAGACATGAAACCAGAAGTCAAAAAATTAGTATCTGCCTTTCAGGCCACTGCACAGTCAGTAAAGATTCGTTTGAAACAAAACGGATTTGTATTGCCTGTTTCGCACAATGGTGGAATCAAATTCAAACATTGTTATATAAAGAAAGATAGACACGGCTGGTATAATATACTAAATCTACACAATCCAAAGATATCATACTATAAAGGCATTGCTAATCACAAGATAGCAGTAGCAATATCAATATATTTGGGCATGGATGTAGGTTTTGATGAACAGGAGCATTTAGATGCAGATCATAAATATTTGCACTATTATAATGAAATACGCTTTTTAAAGCATGGATTAAAGATTGCTGAACAAAACAATGAAGATTTTAAAATAGATATGTATAATGCTAGACTGCATGAATATATGCCTAAATATGAAAAATATAAGCACACAGTAGGATTGCTTCTAGATGAAGCCGAAACTTTACTGTTTGACACTAAATAACACTATAATAACGTTAGGGGAATACACACGATGAAAACGTCAGATTTTATGAACACAGTTACAGTAGAGTCTTTACAGAAAGACTTGCGTAGCAAACATGGTATTACAGTTGATGTGGCCAAATACAGCCAAGCACAACTAGAATCTTATAGTACAAAGATTCAAAATAAATTAAAAGAATTCGAAATTAAGCATAAGTTTAATGAATCACTAAAAAGTGATGAATATCAAAAAACATTGCTGATCAGCAAAATCGTAGAAAGTGCAATTAATCAATATCTTGACAATCCCCTTGAAAGTGTTGATGAGTACGATCTAGGCGAAGACATTATGAATGTTGAATCTGACGATGCTGACGTACAACGTGATTTTGCAGAAGCAAATCCAAATGATGATATTGATGATGATCCAGGTGCAGGTACTGACGTTGACCCTAACATGGATAACAATACGAAACAAGATTCTAAAGTACTTACAGCATTAAGAGTTGTAATGGACGATCCAAGTAAAGCAAACTTGGCTAGAATGGCAATTGAAAAGATCATGCAAGGTAAGCCGTTAAACAAACAACAAATTGATGGCTTTAGAGATGCTATGACATCAATGATGCAACCTTTCTTAAGTATGCAAGGTGTACAAAGATTAAAGGCAATGAAAAAAGGAATGCCAAGTGCTGAAGCAGTAGGCGAAAGTAAAATTGTTAAAGAAGGTGCTGAAGAACAAGCAGAATTAACAATGGCCGCTAAAGACATGGTAGATAGATTTACAGCATTCTTAGAAGATGTTGCTGAAATGGGTGCAGAAGGAATGTTAGAACTAGCAGACTCAATTAGAGATGAACTAGGACTAGAACAATCAGAAGCATTTGTTGCAACAGTTAAACCTGCATTAGAAGCAACACAAGAGGTATTAACTACATCACGTGAAGCACTTACAGCCGGTGTACAAATTGTTACAGGCGAACAAACACCAGCAGATACTATTGGTGCTGATCCAGAAGGCGAAGAAGAACTAGATCCTGCAATGGATGTAGATGCAGACGGACCAGTTGATGCAGTTGATCCTATTGATCCAGCAGATGAGTTTAGTGCAAGTGACGCCGCAAGTGGTGGAGAAGAAACTGCAGGTAGAGAAAAGCGTGAGTCAATTGGCGAAGGTGCTGTTAAAAGAGGATTAGAAGATGATGCTGAAAGCATGACTAGAAAAGCATTTATTGAAAAGCATGGTGATGCAGAATTCTATGACGAATATAATGGTAGCGATGAAGAAAATGATACACCAGAGTCATACACACCTAAGAAAAAATCAGTAGCGGAATCAACTCGTATAATGAACAAGTTGGCTCGATAAGGAGTCGAACATGAGACTATTTGAATTTTCAGGTAGTGACTTAGAACAAGATTTAGTATTGCTTTTCCGCAATCAAATTCAACGTGCTAACCAAACAAACAATACTGCTGAACTATCCTATCAAGCAATAGGTTCGCTTATGAAAGCAAACGGTCATGGCAGTTTTGATTATGGAATCTTCAAAGACTTGTATGATAGATCAGATGAAGTTAAAGCAGTTATAAAAAACTTTGACCAAGACGGTGTTACACTTAACACTCAAATGCAACGTGATGCAGATGGTACAGTTGACGATGTTGACTCTAGTCCAACCAATAATGTAGAAAAAATGGCAAAACGAGCAACAAACCGACGCTCATAACTTGACATTCGTCCCCTTTAGAAGTTATAATTAATACTACAACTACAGGATTTTTTATTAATGGACAAACATACCCCACCAACTTATGTGGAACGTTACAAGTATCACACAGTTAAACAAATAAACTTACAAGGCAAAAGACTTTACGAAGCACCCGATGGTAGTAAAACACCAAGCGTCACAACGATCCTAGGTAAGACGAAGGATATGACGCATTTAATCGCATGGAAAAAGCGAGTGGGCGAACAACAAGCACAGCAAATTGTAACTGAGGCCGCAGGTGTTGGTACAGCAATGCACAACAATTTAGAACGTTTTCTTATTGGCGAAGAACGTAAGCCGGGCAACAACCTAGTACATGTTCAAGCAAACAAAATGGCTGATGTAATTATCGAATCTGCTCTAGTAGATGTAGATGAAGTGTGGGGTATTGAACAAGCATTATACTATCCACAGATGTATTCAGGTACTTGTGATGTTGTAGGACAGTACAAAGGAACTCCTTGTATTATGGACTTTAAACAAACTAACAAGCCTAAGAAAAAAGAATGGGTAGAGGATTACTATTTGCAGATGGCGGCATATGCTATGGCACACAATGCAGTATACGGCACTGATATACGTGAAGGACATGTGTTTATGTGTAGTAGAGCATTAGAATACCAGCAGTTTGACCTAGTAGCAGATGAGTTTGAACACTGGTCTAACGAATGGTTAAAGCGAGTTGAAGATTACTATGCCAATCATCACTTCTAATTGGTAAATACACATATAAATTAGGAGAACACAGTGGCAGTCGTACAGATTTCAAAAATTCAACATAGACGTGGTAAGGAAACTATAACTGGTTTACCACAACTTGCCAGTGCAGAATTAGGCTGGGCAGTAGACACACAAAAATTATATATTGGTAATGGCAGTGTAACCGAAGGTGCTCCGGCTGTTGGAAATACTGAGATCCTAACAGAAAAAACAAACATTTTTCAATTACTTGATCAATATGAATTCCAAGGAAACACAGACGCAACTGTACAAACAGGCGAGTTTTCTAACAATCCGATTAAAAGAAATATACAAACACGTTTAGATGATATCGTAAGTATTAAAAGTTTTGGTGTAATTGGTGACGGTGTTTCAGATGATACTGAAGCATTACAAAGAGCAGTTGATCAAATCTTTTTAAACAGTAGCGACAAGTTTAATGCAAATTCAAGAAGAGCATTAAAGTTTGAAGCAGGCTCATATAAAATTACAAACACAATTCATATTCCACCTTATGCAAATATTATAGGTGACGGACCTGACAAAACTATTATCACAATGCACGTTGATACAAATGAATTATCACAAACTGCAAAACCTGTTTTTCAAACAGTAGGCGGAAATAGTACTCCAGGAAGTTATGTAGAGTTTGCTTCGATGCAAAACATTAGCCGTCCACAAAATATTATGATACAAGGTATGACACTAACAGTTGACGCAACAGTAACAGCAGATGCTCCATTACTTTACTTAGATAATACAACAGAAAGTATTATTGATAATGTTAAATTTACAGGTACATGGAATGCACTACAAGGATTAGATGCGGCACAGTCTGGTATTGAAGTAAGAGGCTTAGGTGCACTTACATCTGAAAACGTTACAATTAGTAACTGTCAGTTTACACAATTAAGTATTGGTGTTTACAGTATATACGACACACAAACAATTACAATTAAAGATAGTTTGTTTACATTTGGTCATGTTGGTATTGACTTAGGTAGAACAAGTTCAGGATCAGGTTCTCAAGCACAAGGTCCAAGACATTACTTAATTACTAATTGTAAATTTGATAAGATTGATGACTTTGGTATTGCGGTACATGCACCAAACAACACAACTCCATATGGACACACATCATCTTCAAATATGTTTATTGATGTTGCTAACAACGGCAACGGACAAAACTCACCACAAACAAGTGTAATTAAATTTGACGGTGAACTATGTGCAAGTGTTGGAGACTTTTTTGAGAGAGATGCGTTTGTAAATCAAACTTCATTAAGTGCAGTTCCATTTAAACCAACAGTTGATGGATTGCATTATACTAAATCACGTTTGAAAACTGAAACACTATCAGAAGTAGATGCACCTACACAAATTATTAAATTACCTTTTACCAAAGATAAGATTGCATACATTGATTATCTTGTTGTAAAAGACGGAACATCTAGTGATACAACTAGACAAGGTAAGTTAACACTTACAGTTAGAAATGACAGTAGTATAAACATAACAGACAACTACAGTCATACAGGCACGAGCGACGGTGCTATCGAATGGACAGCAGTACTTGATGACATGGACAGTACATCAGGTAGTGAAACTTTATTAGTTAAGTATAGAAACCCAATCGGTAATGGTATAGGAACCCTAAGTTATTCTATCAGTTACTTTGCATAGATGTTCTTAGATACAAATACTGACGAACGTATAACACAATGGCGAACTTTTAGAGATACACTCGAAGAGTGTATTGACCCTTACAGAGCATCTTTAGAGTTCTGGAAGACTGCTCCGGTTACAGACAAATACCTTAACCCTTACAATTCTCAACAGTGGCCAACGCCTTGGGAGTTAATTAAAGAAAACCGGTATTGTCCCGTCGGTATACCCCTTATGATAGGACATACCCTGAAGTTAACTACAAGGTTTACCAAAACGTCTGTATTGATAAAAATATATATAGACCATACGACAAAAAGATACTATAATGTAGTTAAAGTTTTAGACAATATTATTGACTATCAAAATAATAATGTTTGTATAAGTAGTGAATTGCCAGACAGTATGGTTTGCCAAGAAACAATTGAATTGTAGTTTTTGTATTAAATACTGGACTGCACACATGATAAAAGAACGTATAGAAAAGAGGACATAATGAACGCATCTAAAGAAGTTTTTATAACCAAGAGAGACGGAAGTAAAGTAAAGTTAGACTTAGATAAAATTCATTTTGTTGTAGAAGAAGCCTGTGAAGGACTTACAGGTGTATCAGCATCACAAATTGAAATGAATGCGGATTTACAATTTTACGACGGAATGACAACTGACGAAATCCAAAACATTTTAATTCGAAGTGCAAATGATTTAATATCACTTGAATCACCTAACTATCAATATGCCGCGGCAAGATTGTTATTATACGGACTTCACAAACAAGTTTACGGAACTTATGAACACATGACTCTTTCTCAAGTTATAGATGCTAATATTGAGCGAGGCGTTTACGACTCTAACATACGTGACAAATATACTGAAACAGAACTTAAAAAATTAAATACATTTATTAAACACGATCGTAATGAAGAATTTACATACGCAGGTCTAAGACAAGTAGTAGACAAATACCTTTGTCAAGATAGAAGCAGTGGAGCAATTTATGAAACTCCGCAATTTATGTACATGATGATCGCGGCAACGTTGTTTGCTGAATACCCACAGGAGACACGTTTAAACTACGTGAAAAAATATTATGACGCGACCTCACTTTTTAAAGTCAACATACCAACCCCTGTCATGGCTGGAGTGCGTACTCCTATTCGTCAGTTTGCCAGTTGTGTTCTTGTTGATGTGGATGATACTCTTCCTAGTATCTTTAGCAGTAATAGTGCAATCGGTTACTACATTGCTCAAAGGGCAGGGATTGGAATCAATGCGGGACGAGTACGAGCAATCAATTCGAAGATCCGAGGCGGAGAAGTAGCACACACAGGTGTAGTTCCGTTCCTAAAAGTTTATGAAGCAACAGTAAGAAGTTGTACACAGAATGGTGTACGTGGTGGTAGTGCAACTACGCACTTCCCACTTTGGCATTATGAAATTGAAGATATTCTTGTACTAAAAAATAATAAAGGTACAGATGATAATAGAGTACGTAAGTTAGATTATTCTATTCAACTTAACAAATTAATGTATGAAAGGTTATTGTCCGGTGGAGACATAACTCTTTTCTCGCCACACGAAGTGCCAGGATTATATGAAGCATTTTATTCAGGCGACAATGAAAAGTTTAAAGAACTATATGAAATGTATGAACGTAAAACATCTATTCGTAAAAAGAAAATGGATGCACATGAATTATTTTCAGCAGTGTTAAAAGAACGTGCAGAAACAGGACGTATCTACATTATGAATGTTGATCACTGTAATACACACAGTTCATTTAAAGATCCTATTTACATGAGTAACTTATGTCAAGAGATTACATTGCCTACTAAACCTATTCAGCATATTGATGATGCTGAAGGCGAAATTGCATTATGTATTTTAAGTGCGATTAATATAGGTGCATTAACATTAAACAAAGAAAATTCAGAACTTGAAGAACTGTGTGAGTTGTCCGTTCGAGCATTAGAGGAAATTATTGAGTATCAAGGATATCCTGTAAAAGCCGCTGAGATCAGCACAAAGGCTCGACGCTCATTAGGTATTGGTTATATCGGCCTAGCACATTACCTAGCAAAACACAAAGTCAACTATGCCGATAAAGAAGCATGGAAACTTGTACATGATTTAACAGAAAGTTTCCAATACTATTTGCTCAAAGCAAGTAACAAACTTGCCAAAGAGCGAGGTGCTTGTGAATACTTTAATAGAACAAAATATAGTGATGGTATTTTACCTGTTGACACATACAAGCAAGAAGTTGACGAAATCGTCGGAAAGAAATTAAACCATGATTGGAAGACTCTTAGATCTAGTATCAAACAACACGGGTTACGCCACAGCACATTGTCCGCACAAATGCCTTCGGAGAGCAGTTCCGTTGTGTCGAACGCTACCAACGGTATTGAACCACCTAGAGGATACTTGTCCGTTAAGAAAAGCAAGAAAGGACCTCTTAAGCAGATTGTACCACAGTATAGTCAACTAAAGAACTTTTATACCCTACTATGGGACATGAAAGGTAACGAAGGTTACATAAATATCGTCGCTGTAATGCAAAAGTTTTTCGACCAAGCCATTAGTGGTAACTGGTCATATAATCCGTTACAGTATGAGAACAACGAAGTACCTATGAGTATTATGATGAAAGACATGTTGACAACATATAAGATGGGTTGGAAAACAAGTTACTATCAAAACACTTATGACTTCAAAGGTGCTGAAGATGATGCTGACCAATTGGAACAACAAGCGGTTGACAACAAAACAAATGGTGCTATAATTAATGGTACAAACGGTCATACAAATGGCCAGAACGGTGATACGCAGACAGTTGATCAAGATGATGAAATGTGTGATGCGTGTGCCATTTAAGGATTTATGACGAAGAAGAAGGGTAATACTAAAGCGATGACAAAGACAGTTTTTAACCGAGAGAAGGTTGATTTTACAAAAGAGCATATGTTCTTCGGAGCAGATCAAAACACACAGAGATATGACATATTCAAATATCCTGAGTACGATAAACTTAATCAAACAATGCTTGGTTATTTTTGGAGACCAGAGGAAGTTAGTCTACAAAAAGATAGAGGTGACTATCAGCAACTTCGTGATGAACAAAAGCATATCTTTACAAGTAATTTAAAATACCAAACACTACTTGATAGTGTACAAGGACGTGGACCATGTCTAAGTTTTTTACCTTACTGTTCAAATCCAGAACTAGAAGGTTGTATTATTGCTTGGGACTTTTTTGAAACAATTCACTCACGTTCATATACACACATTGTAAAAAATGTATATGCTAATCCTAGTGAAGTGTTTGATACTATCCTTGATGATGAAAAAATTATCGAACGTGCAATTAGTGTTACAAAATACTATGACGAGTTTAACGACATTGCAAACAATTACTTTAATAAAGATCAAGGTAATCTCTATGATGTTAAGAAAGCATTATACAAAGCAATGATGACTGTAAACATTTTAGAAGGTTTACGTTTTTATGTTTCATTTGCATGTACGTTTGCATTTGGCGAATTAAAAATGATGGAAGGTAGTGCTAAGATTATTAGTCTTATTGCAAGAGATGAAGCAACACACCTTAACCTAAGTACACACATTCTCAAACATTGGGCTAAAGGTGACGATGATCCAGACATGGCTAAAATCGCAGTAGAACTTAAAGATGAAGTTTATGACCTATGGCGTGAATGTGTTGAGGAAGAAAAGAATTGGGCGAACTACTTATTCAAAGACGGAAGTATGATTGGACTTAATGCTAATCTTCTTCATGCTTATGTTGAGTTTATTGCTAACAAGAGATTGAAAGCACTAGGACTTGATATGTTATATGATCGTCCATTAAACACTAATCCGCTACCGTGGACACAACATTGGTTGTCAAGTGCAGGACTACAAGTTGCCCCACAAGAAACAGAAGTTGAAAGTTATATCGTTGGCGGTGTTAAACAAGACATTAACAAAGATACATTTAAGGACTTCAAACTATGATCGAAATATTCGGAAAGCCAAGTTGCCCGTATTGTGTTAAAGCAGTAAATCTGTGCAAGACAAGACAACTTGAACATACATATAAATCTTTAGGAACTGACTACACTAGAGAAGAATTAATGGAGTGGTTCCCAACTGCAAGAACTGTACCACAAATCAAAATCAATGGAAAAACTATTGGGGGTTATGATCAACTTGTAAACTACATTGATGAAACAGGTTATAACGGAACAGGACACACAATATAATGTTAATAGAAGCACCATATAAAGTTGGAGATACAGTTACTTTTAAACTTAACTCCGGCGAAGAAATTGTAGGTAAACTTACAGAAGAAAATGAAAAGGGTTTTAAGATTAAAACTCCTCTTACACTTGTAATGAATGGACAAGGGTTAGGGTTACAACAGTTCTTATTTACAGGTGATCCTGACAAAGGTTATTTGTTTAAAAAAGAAAGCATAATGGTTATTACTAAAACTATTAAGCAGTTTGCAGAACTATATCAACAACAAACATCGAGCATAGTAACTGCACCACCAAATCTCAAAGTAAAATAAAATAAATACTAGCATGCCAAACGTATGCAGAAAAAATGATCCACTCACAACAGGCCATATTTGTGCCGCGACCACTATACTAGACACTCCTGCACAAGGAACAGTATATGCTAACGGTATATTAGTTGCCAGAGAAACAGATCCTACAGTGGCACACCCATTTCCACCTTCGCCACCTTGTGCACCACATGTTGCTGTAGTAAACAAAGGTTCATTAAATGTTTTTGTTGTTGGATTGCCTGTTGCTAGAGTTACAGATAGTACTGATGCCGGAGCAATGACTGCTGGCTCACCTAACGTATATGCTAACGGTGTTTAGGCTCTACCCCAAGCAATAGGAATATCTTTATCATCAACTACTAAATCTCTAGTATCTTTATATTGAGCAACCATTATACCTTTACCTTTGCCTTCAGCAATATATTTGCAAGGTATAATTTCTCTTTCTTTGTGATATCTTTTTAAGTGGTTAGTAATAATTCCACGTGCTTTTACTCCAGCCATTATTTTCCTTGTCCTCTATAAAACTTATGACTACGTTTTTTAGATTTGTTCATTGATGAAAACTTGCAACGTGCTTTAGTACCTGCTTGACTTGTTTTCTTAGGTTGTGAAACATGTCCTTCAAAAGATTTATGTATTTTCATATTACTTTCCTAACTTTGCTTTTAAGGCCGCTCTTTTCTTTTCTAGTATTGCCGCCTGTCTTATTTTTCTACCTAATGGTAATGATTGTATCATTTCGTATGTTCCGCCTTTTTTGGCTGTCCATTCTACTCTAACTGATTTACTTTTTGTGCTACCTTGGAAAGAGCGTACTGCTTTCCTATAACTCATTTCTTCTTTAGTTTCTACATTGTCTCCGTCGTAGAAAGTATATGTTCTCATTTTGGCCATTATTCTATCTCCGTTCTTACAATATGTTTTCGTAAGGCTCTAACTAGTTCTTCAATTTTATCTACTACAGATATCATATCTTTATCTGTAATATATTTTTGTTTTTCTCTTAACTTGTCATAGTCTTTAAGAGGTATAGTTACTGTACTTTGTTCATTTTCAAATGTTTTATCAACTGATCTATCATCTGTCATAACTCTCCATTGTTAATATTGAGTATTTTCTTGAGCATTAGTTATTACGTAATAGATGCACACTAATAGATTCTGAAGAAAAAGGTTGACTTTTTGGTTAAAAGATAGTATAACTATATTATGTAACGTTGAAGCAATTCAAACGCTATTCAGGACCCCGGGGCGGTACCGGGCGACTCCACCATAAACACATTTACTGAGTGTGCTTATGATGGGGTCGAAATAGGATCGACTGGTAGTTAATAGAGTTAGTGGAGTTACCCGGATCTAAGCACGGTTATCGCGAAGAAAACTTATAATTGCAAATGACAATTATGCGCCAGAAATGGCATTAGCGGCCTAGTTTAGGCACGTAGGGGTTGGCAACTTACCTGGCAACAGAAAAGTTGCGTACTATAGAGAGCAATATAAATAATAGTGTATATACAAAAGCACCTTTAACTATAACAAAAAGAACACAGTATAGAACGGACTCTATCCACGCCGTAGGCGACATTACATTTAAAACAAGTATATTTAAAAGATAGGAGTGTTGGAAACAATGCTCCTATTCTTTTATCAACGGTAAATACAGTAAGGAGAACCATAAAATATGTCAGTAAAAGTAATCGATTCATTCCGTATAATGGCCTTTCAAAAAGCCGGGTCTAGCGTAGGGCAAGTAGTTGCAGACGCAGACAATGACACACTTACGGTAATTGGAGGCCCAGGAGTTAATTTTACTGTTGATTCAAACTCAGATGCTGTTACATTAAGTCTACAAAGTGCAGAAGATATTGTTGCTAGTGCTATTGGTAGAGTTGAATTACGTGCAGATGATAGTACAGTTAGAATTGTACAAGGTGGTGAGAACTTAGGTATACTAGGTGACAGTGGAGTAATTAGTACTGCTTCAAATGCTGAAGGTGATATTACTATAAGTGCTAACACTGACCTATCACAATACAACAATGCAACATCGGCTTTTATTACTGACGTTAGTGGAGACAATTTAGGCACACTTACTGATGTTAATATAACAAGTATTGCTGACAATGAATTATTACAATATGATACAGGTACCGGTGCTTGGATCAATCAAACAATTACAGAAGCAGGATTTGCCGCAGTAGCAACTAGTGGTGGATACGGAGATTTAACAGGCAGACCAAACATTACATTTGACGGAGACATGAGTGGTAACACTGGTGGAGCCATTGCCGCAAACGCAAGTACAGTTACACTTACTCTTGACACAATAAACTCCAACGTTGGAACATTTAATACTGTAACGGTAAATGCTAAAGGACTAGTTACAAGTGCTGTTAATACTGCATTCGCAACAGTAGCAACGTCAGGTGACTATGCAGACTTAACTAATAGACCAAGTCTAGCAGGAACATACAAATGGAACATTGCAGATGATGCTTCTGCAAGTTATCAAGTATCAACAGATTCAACAATACAAATTTTAGGTGCTAACAGTATTTCAACAAGTGTTAACACAGGTACTGGTGCACTTACTATTACAGGACCTGCTAACGTTTCAGACCTTACAAACGACACAGGATTTATTACTGCAAGTTCATCAGATACACTAGTAAACAAATCAGGTAACATTACTCAGTGGACAAACAATGCAGGGTATGTTACACTTGCAGATATTCCAAATAACTTTACATTGAATGTAGGTGCAGACGATTCAACCATGCGTGACATTAATGCAGGTGAAGGTTTTAAAATACTTGGTGGTACAAATATTACAACAGCAAGTGATGCTGAAGGCAATATTACAATTACAGGTCCAACATTAACTACATACCAACAAGCAATAGCAACAGCAGGTAACACAGGTACAGGTAGTATTGGTGTAGGCGATACATTTACAGTACTAGGAACAACAGGACAAATTAAAGTTGATGCGGCGGGATTTGCTTTATCAATAAGTTTAGAAAATTTAATTAACACAGATTTAAAAGGTTCAGTATTTGCAGATGACAGTACATTACTTGTTGACGGTGTAAGTGGATCAATACCTTACAGTGTTTTAAGCGGAGCACCTACAACAGTTAGTTCATTTACTAACGATAGCAACTTTGTTTCTAGTGGTGCAAACATTACAGAATTTACAAACAATGCAGGTTACGTAACAGCCGACCAAGTAGGATCAACATATAATTTCCGTATAGGTGCAGATGATAGTACAATGCGTACAATCAATGCAGGTGAAGATGTTAAAGTTTTAGGCGGAACTGCAATTACAACAGCAAGTGATGCTGAAGGCAATATTACAATTACAGGTGTAGCACAAGACTTTACTTGGGGTAGTGTTACAGGGACACCGACTACACTTACAGGCTATGGTATCACAGACGCTTATACACAAGCACAAGTAGACGTTAAGGTAGCGGCAGTACTAGACAGTGCCCCTGAACAATTAAACACTCTAAATGAATTGGCCGCGGCACTTAATGACGATGGAAACTTCGCAACAACAGTTACAAGCAGATTTACAAGTATTGAAAACAACTTGTTTAGCATTGGAGCAGATGACTCTACAATGCGTGTTGTTAAACAAAGCGAAAACATTAAGATACTTGGAGGAACAAACTTAACAACTTCAAGTGATGCTGAAGGAAACATAACTGTAAACTTTGTCAATCCAGGTTACATTACCTCAGGTTTAGAAACAGGCAACAATGTAAGTGAACTTGTAAACGATGCAGGGTATATTTCACAACTGTTTGTAACAGGTGATGATAGCACAGTTAGAACAGTAGTCAAAGACGAAACAATTAAGTTTGCTGGTACAGGTAACATTACAACTACAACCGATGCAGAAGGTAACATTACTATCGACGGTGGCAATGAAGCAATTACATTGTTTGGTGATGTAACAGGTACTGGTACAACATCAATAAACGTTTCACTTGCTGACAGTCCTATTGCTCCAGGTACATATAATAGAATTACATTTGATACAAAAGGGATTGCACAAAGTGGTACACTAGTTGACTACTTAACTGACGGTTCTAATATTAGTAGATTAACTAATGACGCAGGTTACTTAACAAACGAACAAGCAATTAACTTTAATATTGTTGGTGATGATTCAACAGGCTTTAACATGGCTAACCAAGGTACTTTCCAATTTTTAGGTACTAACGGTGTTACGGTTACTGCCGCACAAGACCAAACTACACCAACTGTTACTATTGACGGAACAAGTTTCCTACAAGCAAGTGACAATATAAGTGTTCTTACAAATGATTCAGGTTACTACAAAGCAGGTGATTCTATACTTGGTAACTTTACTGGTAGTGTGTTTAGTGATAACTCTACTCTAGTACTTGACGGCTTAACAGGACAACTACATGGTACACTTAACGGAATACTTAAAGGTGACGTAAGAGGTAGCGTGTTTGCAGATGATTCTACAATGATCATTGATGGCGGTACAGGTAAAGTAGCAACTGCACAACTTGATACATATGCAGAAGGATTACATGATTATACAATTACAGGATCATCAAGCGGAAGTTTAACAACAACTACAGGCTTCCAAAAAATGAGTTACACTAAAATAGGAAACCGTTGTTTCATTAGTGGTAAACTACAAACGTCAAACGGACAGGCATTACCATCAGGTGATATAAGAATTAGTCTTCCATTTGCATGTGCTGACTTAACTGATCAAGGCGGACAAACAGGATTTCCAATTATGCTGTATAACGTATCTGGATTTAGTGGAGGTGTTACAGTACATGCTCAAATTGAAGAAAGTAATTCATTCTTTACTATTGTCACAGTAGACGCTAACGGAACGGACAGTACACAATCTTTTAGTGATATCTCCAATAGTGGTATGGAAATTTTAATTAACGGCCACTATCCCGTATAATAAATACACATACACTAAGGCAACTTAGGCACAAAGGCATATAAAAGGAGAATCAAGGCATGAAAGCAAATCTATCTTCGTCCAATCTGGACAATAAATCCAATTACGAACACAAAGTGGTAAAATTGGTAAAATCTACAATTGACAAAACCTCTGAAGCAGTGTATTATAATACTAATACTGGTAAAACTGGTATTATTAAAACTAATGGCTCAAGGAGGCAAAACACAATGGCTAAAAGTATAGAGGTACTTGAAAACATCAAGACGATCTGCCGCAATGAATGGGGCAACGAATCGGTGTATGAAGGACCGTCAGGCAAATATAAATGGGAAGTAGGCAGAGACACAGGCAATGGTATAATCAACGGCGTTGTACGTAAATTTGTTGCAGAAGACAAAGACGGCAATGAGATTTACACAGTAGCAGGTAGTTTCAAAATCAATAACGACGGTGAAGTATCACGTTGGACAGGGTTACCGAGACGATTCCAAAAAGAAGCAAGTGAACTAGCAAAATTAACAAACGGTCATACTAACGGAGACTAAAATGCAGTTTAAAGAGGCTTGTTGGAGAATGCCCAAGGAGGACCGTATGGCGCTTTGGATGAAACGAATAGAAAGTGTTGACACAGTGCTTGAAACAGCAAACACAGGCTGGCAACTAAACTATTGGGGAAGTGTCCGAAGACAACTTGTATATCAACTATCACTGTTAAGCAACGATAAAGTTTATGAAAAATAAATTTAAAAAGTTCTTACCAACATTATTCAGATACACAATAGTAATCACTATTATTGGAGTAGCGTATATATACGGAACTTGGCGTCCTAACAATATTGTAAAGAACAAGATCATTCACACAGTTGAAGCAGATGTAGTCGAAACTGCACACAGTTTTGGTTTACATGAACCTTCGTTCGAATACAATAATGACGAATCATTTATTTCATCTTTAAAAACTTGTATTGATTATATCAATTTTAAAACTGCACCAAGGCAAAGAATACCAAGTGCTATTATAATAAGCATGGCAGGAATTGAATCCGCTTGGGGTACAAGTAGATTTGCAACAGAAGGCAATAATCTATTTGGAATAAGAACATGGGATCCAGATGCACCGCAACTCAAACCATTAGAAGTTCCTAATGCTAGATTTGGAGTAAAGGTGTATAAAACAAAATGTTCTAGTGTACAGGATATGATTGATACAATTAATAACCATTCTGCATATAAAGACTTTCGTAAAGAAAGAGAAAAACAATATGATAATGGAGATTGGGATTACCGAAGATTGTTAGAAAAACTAGATGCTTGGAGTACAAATCCAAAATACGCAGGCATAGTTTTTGATACAATTATAACTAGACAATTACCATAAATGGAGTTACAATAACTATTATGACAATGCATCTAGCAAGAGGGTTGACTACTCTCAACACAAAAAAACGTAAGTCTAAAAAAGTTACAGAAGCACAACTTAAAAAGTATGAAGTGCAATGGCATCAGCATAACAAAGAAATGCGTCGAAAGCATCTTCATCAGCATCAGTTTGAACAACTAGATGATTATATCGCTTACTGTAAAGGGCAGTACAAGCCTAAACAAACAAAAGCAGTATCAAGTGTTCCGTGGCAATATTCAAGTCCACAAACAAGAACAACTGAAAACATTCCAAGTCTTGCATCAAAGGAAAGTTTTGCACCTGCTACTAGAAAAGAATCAATGCAATACACAGGTGAACGCAAACTTGTAGGTATTGCTATGATGCACAAAAGTAATCTTGTTCCTGTATTTGCGGACGAAGATGATACAACAGGATCTAAACAAGCGACAGAGATCGCACAAATGAGGAGAAACTAAAATGGCTGACCCAGCACTAAAGACATCCAAACTAGCATATCAAATTCTAGGAGATGTAAAAAAAGTATCGCCCAAAGCAGGAGACGTTATTGTTGTAGAACATAAACTTCCGTTAGCAACAGGTGATAGAATGAAAGTACAAAAGCAATTTCAGAGTTTATTTCCAAATAATACTGTAGTAGTAATGCAGGCAGGAATGGAAATGAAATTAGTCGGAACTGGTGGAGGACAAGGGTAGGTTCACTTTGGTAAACTTAACCGTTGACAAAACCGGTAATGATGTTATTATGTATATATAGGCTAAACAAACAGGCTAACAAAGGAGGCAATAATGAAAGGCTTATTTAAAATCGCAGTTGCAGGAGTAATTGCAAGTACACTTGGTGCTTGTTCATCTATGACAACTATCGCAGAAAGAGACACATATGCACAACCTAAATGGTATGCGTCATGTGCCCAATCAGGAACCGAAGGATACTTTTGGTGGACTAAAGAGTATGCATATGCATGTGGGGCTGGAGAAAGTATTTTCCAACAAGCCGCAGAAGAGCAGATGTATGCTATTGCAATGAATAATTTTGCAAAACGTATCAACGGTAACGTAAACTCAAAAACAGAACTTGAGTTTAAAAACGACAGTAAGACAACTAATACATTTATTTCTTACGTTGTAAAAGATACACCAATTACACAACACATCGAAGAAGATAGAGCAACTTATGTATACGCAGGTAAACAATATACTTTCGTAAAACTTAGAATGCCTAAAGATGTATTTGATAGTTTGGTAGCAGAGTCTAAGACACAGAGAACAGACTAATGAGGTGCTTGGTAATCCTATTTGGATTAGCAGTTATGACAGGATGCTCAAGCACTCCTAAGATGGTAGTTGATCAATCACAGTATTGTCATACGTCAAGTACGAAGATACTGAAAGATAGTACTACTAGTTCTAGTGAAGTGATAGTAGAGTGTACTGACAAACCTAATCCTAAAATGACACTACAAAGTGGCTTTGATGGTCGCAAGTGTGGATGGGCAAGACAAAGTTATCCTGTTGCAGGAAAATTAACTACAAGTTATACAATGGCTTGTCAACTACAAGATGGGAGTTGGACTTATGTACCGAACGTTATTGCTCAGTAGTGTACTATTAATTTTAGGTGCATGTTCTTCACACAATTATAATAGTCCTGTAAGTAGCAACATGTCTATAAACAGTAAGTACAATCACACAGGTAATAGTGTGTCGACATCTGTTACAAGGATTATAGAAAACACAGTGTGGCGTATGCCACCAGAGGCGGCAAGTAAGCATACACAATCAATTTACTTTGCTATTAACAACATGACTGATGGCGAATCGATTAATTGGCAAGATGCAAAAAGCAACACATCAGGTAGTGTTAAAATTGTTATGACAAATACATACGGTGGTTCGTATTGTAGATTACTTAACAGTCAAGTATGGTATGAAACTAAGACTAGAAATTTGAGCGAGTATGCTTGTTCAACTAACATGGGAAAGTCTTGGACATTTAGACCATATTAAATAAGTACCAGGTTTACTAACACCAAATATAAGGTTAAATACAAGACTATGTTATACGGTATACTTACACTATTATCTGCCTTAACAATTTCGGCAGTGGCTATATACTATTCCATTGCAGGTCTAGTGGCTATTTTTGCCGCGGCGGCAATTCCCATTATTATTATGGGTACTGCATTAGAAATAGGTAAACTTGTTACCGCAGTATGGTTACACAAGTATTGGCAACAAGCAACATGGTGGCTTAAAACATATCTCACAACCGCAGTTATTGTTCTCATGTTTATTACAAGCATGGGTATATTTGGATTCTTATCTAAAGCACATATTGAACAAACAAGTGCAGGCGAAGAAAGTGTTGCACAAGTAGAACGTCTTGCAGGTGAGATTGAAAGACAACAAGATATTATTGTTCGTGCTGAAGAAAAAATTAAAAAATTAGAAACAAGTACAGTTGGTGGCGATGCTAACATACAATCACAAATAGATGCTGAACAAGAACGTATTGACAAAGCATATATTAGAGTACAACCTGCTATTGATGAACAACAAAAAATTATTGATAGTCAAGCAACACTATATAAAAATGAACTTGCTAAAATAGATGCTGAGATGGAAACTCTACAAGGTTACATCGATAGTGGTGATACTAAAAAAGCACAACAAATGATTGGTGCTAGTGCTGACGGTATCTTTGGTAAAAAGACTGCTGACAAGATTGGTGACTGGCAAGAAGAAAAAGCAAAAGAACGAAACGAACTTATTGATAAGATTGAACGTGCTAGTAACAATCCTCAAGCAAAAGCGGCCGCAGAAGAAATTAAACGTCTACGTACTACTGTAGAACAACAAATAAAAGATTCAAATGCTCTTATTAATCGTTTACGTAATCAACTAGGCGATACTGATAAGACAGCAGACATTGACGCACAAGTAGATGCTCAAAACTTAAGAATTAAAAATGCTAACACAGAAATAGATACACTAACAGATGAGAAGTATGCACTTGAAGGTGAGTACAGAAAACTTGAAGCAGAAGTAGGGCCTATCAAATACATTGCAGAATTTGTTTATGGTGAAAATGCTACACAAAACATGTTAGAAGAAGCAGTACGTTGGGTTATTATTATAATCATATTTGTATTTGATCCACTAGCAGTACTATTACTAATTGCATCACAATATACATTCCATTGGAGAAACACGGGAGGTAGTTTGCCCCCAAAGCACGATCCGGACAACGATCCGGATAACACTCCAACAGTTACACAAGAAGAGTGGGACGAAGCACACAGACAAAACTATGAGTTTGATCGTGCTAAAGCAATTGATGCCAATATTCCCCCGGACACAGAAGAAAAGAAAGAGTCCGTAATATCTAAAAAAAAGACTGACCAATATCTCCTTTGGGAAGACATAGATCCTGAACCGCAAGAAACTGTAGAACAAGAAGAAATTAATCCGCAGAAAACTGTTGATCCAAATCAAATAGAAATTGATTTTGATACAGAGCCTAAGAAAAAGTATACTAAAACAATAAATCCGTTTTTCTATGCTGACGAAAAAGTAAATGATGTTGATGATACTATCGACGATATGAAAGACAAAGGGCAATGGCCGGATCAAGCATCAAAAGAATCACAACAAACAGTTACTCAACAACTTGAAAAGATTGATGACTTAGATGCTTGGAATAGTTGGGTAGAGAAAGCAAACGAAGAAGCAGAGAATAATCCAGAAGATTTTAAACAAAATTCAGAACAGAATGAAAATAGTGTGTTTAACAAAATAAACAAAGCAAGACAAAACTTTGATCCTAGCAAGATTAAAGAACTAGAAATTACTGAAGAACAGTATAGAGACGCAAGTCAAAAGCATATCATATCTCTTATAGAAAGGTTAAAGGACGGACTAATTAAAGTAGACGACCTTACAGAAACTGAAGCAAATAAGATTACTACATTATTAGATAAGAATTAATATGCCAAATAAAATAAACTTGATCACACCGCCCGATAACTTATACAACAACAACTTTTCTTTAAATCTAATCAATACTACAGATGCTGAAAAAGAAAAGATTAGTAACTACTTGGGCAAACAAAAAGATGATAGAGAAATAAACTTGTATGCATATACAAATGAAAGTAATCCTACTTGGTTACTTAACAGAGTAAATGGTGAAATTAAAACCTATATTAATCTTGACAATACCAGTGATATTAGTGTACAATATACTAGTTACATATTAAGTAAGAGTAACGTTTACTACTACACAGAGGATAAAAATATGAAAGAAGTTTACAGTCTGATTAGTACAAACAATGTAACTGGCATCAATAATTTTTTAGATAAGGTATACAATGAGCAATAAACAACAAGATCACCACTGTCACTTTTGTGGCAAAGATAAAAAAGAAGTAACCAAATTGATTGTCGGTGACGACAGTGCAATTTGTAATGAATGTATTGATTTATGTGTAACTATTTTAACTAAAGAAAAAGTCAAAAGTATTCATACTAAGAAAGAAGCATTTGATACAACTAAACTTAATCCAAAAATGATTAAAGAGTATCTTGATCAACATGTAATTGGACAGGAACAAACAAAGTTAGCAATGAGTGTTGCAGTAGCACAACACTACAAAAAATTAAACAATCCAAGTGATGATATTAAATTAGATAAAACTAACGTAATGGTTATGGGTCCAACAGGATCAGGTAAAACATTAATTGCACAAACTATTGCAGACTTCCTTAATGTACCGTTTGCTATTTGTGATGCTACAACACTTACAGAAGCAGGATACGTTGGTGATGATGTAGAAAGTATTATTACTAGGCTAGTAACAGAAGCAGATGGAAACATTGAACTAGCACAACGTGGTATTGTGTTTGTAGATGAAATTGATAAAATTACAAAAAAATCACAAAACGTTTCAGTTACAAGAGATGTTAGTGGAGAAGGTGTACAACAAGGTCTTTTAAAGATTATTGAAGGAACTAAAGTTAGAGTTAATGCAGGACAAAACAAACGTAAGCATCCAGGTGCTGAAATGGTAGACATTGATACAACAGATATATTATTTGTAGTTGGTGGTGCATTTGTTGGATTGGATAAACTACTATCAGAACGTACAAATCAAAACGGAATGGGTTTTGGTGCAGACATACAAGATCCAAATGCAGAAGCAGACTTATCACAAATACTTCCAGAAGACTTAATCAAGTACGGTTTCATTCCAGAGTTTATTGGTCGTTTTGGCTTAATTACATACGTAAATCAGTTGACACAAGAGCAACTATGTAGTATTATTAAAGAGCCTAAGAACAGTTTAGTAAAACAATATAGTTATTTGTTTGGACTAGACAATATAAACTTAGAGTTCACTGATGGAGCAATTAAAGCGATTGCTTCCAAAGCACAAGAACTTAAGACAGGTGCTCGTGGACTTAAAAAGATTATAGAAGAGGCATTGTTACAGTATCAATATGACGCTGAAGATTTAGCGGCAGAAGGTTTGGAGACTATAACGATACAAGAAGAAACGATAACTAATAGCGACACACCGTTACTGGTATATAGAAACAAAAGGACAAATGGCAAAAAACATTAAGGTAAGAACAATGGCACAAGTTAGAGACCCCAACGAAGCGGGCCTGAGTGTAGTAGTACGTGGCGAAGGTGAACGAGAGTTTATGAAAGCCATGCGTAAGTTTAAACGTAAAGTTGCTGAAAGCGGAATTATTAATGACTTCCGAGACAAGCAGTACTATGAAAAACCTAGCGATAAGAAACGCAAGGCTAAGAAGCAGGCAGTACGTAGGCAACAACGTGCATTGTTAGATGAAAAAAACAACTACTAATAGGCAATAGAAATGGCAACACATGCAATGATAGACCTAGAAACTCTAGGCACTAAACCAGATTGTGTGATACTAACATTAGGCGCAATCAAATTCGACCCTTTCACTAATGAAGAACCACACAGTGGTCTTTATCAAAAACTTGACATAGACGAGCAAGATAAATTAAAAAGAACACAAGATGAAAGCACTATCGAATGGTGGGGTAAGCAAACCCAGAGTGTGCAAGAAGAAGCCTTTTCAGAAGAAGGACGTATTAGTTTAGATCAAATGACAAAAGAGATCAACAAGTTTCTTGTTGGTGTTGATGTAGTATGGGCTCAAGGGCCTGCTTTTGATATTGTTATATTAGAAAATTTATACCAGCAATTAGGATTACCTATACCGTGGAACTTTTGGCAGATAAGAGATAGTAGAACATTGTTTAGTTTACTATCTAAAGATCCACGTAAAGCAATTCAGCAAGAAGCACACAATGCCTTGGCTGATTGTTACTATCAAGCATTATCGGTACAGACCGCATACAAGGAGTTAAACTTAAATGCGAATTGAAGAAGATTTAAAACTAGATTATAAAGATGTATTAATTAGACCCAAACGTAGTACGTTAGGTAGTCGCAAGGAAGTAGACTTAGAACGTGGATTTACTTTCCGCAACTATAGACCATACGTAGCAACTGATGTATTACCAGATGGATATCCAGTAGTACAAGAACAATACAGACACTATCGCGGCACACCTATTATGGCGGCTAACATGGACGGAGTTGGTACATTTGAAATGGCTGATAAGTTAGCAGAAGGTAAAATTTTTACTTGCTTGGTTAAAACTTATAGTATAAATGAATTAGTTAACTATTTTGATAGTGACATGCCAGAACGTACAGACTATGTTGCTATGAGTATTGGTATTACAGATTCCGATCATGCAAAGTTTAGAGATGTATATGAACAAACAGGCAGTAGACTAAAGTATGTTTGTATTGATGTAGCAAATGGTTATAGTAGTCGCTTTAGAGATACAGTATCAGAATTTAGAATGATGTATCCAAATCTAGTAATTATAGCAGGTAACGTGGTTACCGGAGAGATGACAGAGGAGTTGATTCTTGCAGGAGCAGATATTGTTAAAGTTGGGATTGGGCCTGGTAGTGTTTGTACTACTAGGATACAGACTGGTGTTGGATATCCGCAGTTATCCGCAGTCATGGAATGCGCCGACGCGGCACATGGCCTTGGTGGACATATTATCGCTGATGGCGGTTGTACTTGTCCTGGCGATGTTGCTAAAGCGTTTGCTGGAGGTGCTGACTTTGTAATGCTAGGAGGTATGCTTGCCGGACACGATCAAGGTGGCGGTGAAGTAATTACTAAACACTATCAAACAAATGAAATTATACGAGAAGACGTTGGCGACCAAACAAAAGAGACACGCCGAGTCGAAGAAAAACAGTTTGTACAATTCTACGGTATGAGTAGTGATGCCGCAAATAAAAAGCATTTTGGTGGACTAAAGGACTATCGTTCATCAGAAGGTCGCGAAGTACTTGTTCCATATAGGGGCGATGTTGCGGCTACAGTACAAGATTTACTAGGCGGATTGCGTAGTACTTGTACATATGCAGGTGCTATTAGACTTAAACACTTAATGCGTTGTACAACGTTTATTAGGTGTACACAACAGTTTAATAGTGTTTATGCTAATAACTAATAAGGAAAGACAATGATTAAAGGATTTAAAATCCCAAATACAACGTTCCAAGTTAGAACTGGCGATTCGGTCTTAGATGACGGTTGCAGTTTTGATGAAGGTATGTGGACAACAATGACAACAGATGACTACTTCAAAGGTAGACGTGTTGTGTTGTTTAGTTTACCAGGTGCGTTTACACCAACATGTACATCAACACAATTACCAAGTTTTGAAGAAAATTATAATACTATTAAATCATTAGGTATTGATGAAGTATATTGTTGTTCAGTTAATGATACATTTGTAATGAATGCATGGGCTGAGATACTTAAAGTTAAAAATGTAAAAGTTATTCCAGATGGTAGTGGAAACTTTACACGTTACATGGGTATGCTTATTGGTAAGAATCATAGAGGCTTTGGAAATAGAAGTTGGAGATACATGGCTGTTATTAATGACGGCGTTGTAGAACAATGGTGGCAAGAGCCAGGCATTAACAATGACGGTTCAGATGCTGATCCATATATTGAAACAACTCCAGAAAATATGATGACTTACTTACAGACTGCATCAACCCCAGAGTAAGTATCACACAATTAGCATTAACTTAAATAGAACTGTTAGAGGCATGGTGTTTCTAACAGTTTTTAACGACCGCTAAGATTACATCGAAGCATTAAGCAACAGGAGAAATTACCTTGGAAAATATAAACTTGCTGTACAAGGGGCAAGAATACCTACTGTTTATTGCGTTCATTATGATGATTGCGGGTTTGATAAAAGAACATAATTTGTTTGCAGGTGCTTACGCCTACATACAAAAAGTGTTTAAATCAAAACGTGTAATTGTTGCACTAATGAGTGCGTTTACTGGTATACTTCCCATATCAGGTCGAGTAACAGTTTCGGCTGGTATGTTAGACACCCTCGCTCCTCCAAAAGGATCACCAGGACGAGAGAAGTTTGGCATCATCGACTATCTATCAACACACCACTACTATGTTTGGTCACCACTGGAAAAGACTATTCTTATTCCTATGGCCGCATTTAGTATTGGATACGGAGCAGTTGTGTTCAAACTACTGCCTTTATTAATTGTATCACTAGGAGTAGTGTTTACATATATTACCTTCTTTGTAAAAGAAGATGACATCCAACTTAACACACAGAATAAACATTTTAAAGTATCAAACGTTATTAGAAATGTGTTTCCGTTTTTAGTTGCTATTGTTCTAGCACTTAACCCAATTGGAGGGTTAGACCCGTGGTTAGTGTTTGGTGCATTACTATTTTACTATATGATTCTTACGTTAACATGGGATTATAAAAAGTTACTAGGCTTTGTAGACTTTAAGTTACTTGCCTGGGTAGCAGTTATCATTGTAGTTGCAAACTTTACTAGAGAGAATACTAATGACATCAAAGCATATCTTGAAAGTACTGCATTTAATATTAATACAATAACAGGATTTAGTATCATAAGTGCGTTAGCATTTGGATCAGCATTCTTGTTTGGTTCAAGTAGCAGATTTGCCGCTATTACTACTATACTATCTTTAGTATACGGAGTTGAATATTTTGTATGGTTCTTTGCATTAGATTACGCAGGATACTTAATATCACCTATGCACAAATGCATGGCAATTGGTAAACTATACTTTGGCACACCTTGGAAGAGATACTTAAATGCACTAGGTGCATGGATAGCATTACTTTTAGGTGCAGGTGCACTTACACTAATAATTTAAAAAACTTAGGTATCGGGCGAGGCTAATAATTTCGCCCGGTCAATCAAATGAAAAAAATTCTCACAACATTAATTTTATGTTTCCCTATGTTAGCATGGGCGGATGATTTCGATAGCAATCAATTCACACTAAAAATACAAAACTCAAACTATGGTATAGAAACAAGACAGTATACCAACAGTGAGCGTTCTCATATACAAATAGAAAAGTATGTAGGCAAATGGAAGTTTGCATATAGGTATGATGAAAACGGAAGTAAAACTGAACATCGTCCACGTATAGACTATAAACTATATGATAACGGTTTAGTTTACATAAAGCCTCGAGTTGAATATCGTTACTACGAAGGTACACGCAACGACTATTGGAGAGTAAGATCTGCAATAGGGTTAAGAGTAAAAGGTATGTACTTAGAAGTTAATCCAATGCTTAGACTAGGTAGTGGTTACAGTAATGATTTAAGTATAGATGAATATCAAACTAAACTAGGCTATAAGTTTCCACTAGGTACAAAAGCACAACTTAATATGTTCGTGCAACGAGATAGTGATAAGAACTTTAATAAAACAGATATGCTGTTTGGTACTAGTTTAGGATTTAAATTTTAAAGTTTAACAGTGTCTTGTTTATAACGTCCGGCCATGATCCAGTTTACACTGACTCGGCTGGGCGTTGTAGACTTAATTGGATAGTGATTTAATCTTGCATCAAAAAATACCGCAGTATTTTCTTTATGATGATATTCAGTTCCATCAATAACTGTACCACCGTCAGCATCATTTAGATAGTATAACAAACTCCAACGATTTTCATTTTCGTTATCAATATGTGGACTTGTTACTTGTCCAGGAGCATACATGTTTGCTCTGCATCTCATTATATGATCAATTTGTAACCAACTTTCATTGTGATATGCAAAACTATCAAATGCATGAGTAAGACTTGGTGCTAGGTACCATTTGTCGTCCCCTGTAGGTTTATCATAGAATTGTGTAGCAAAACATCTTGCATAAGGGTCTGGATCATCAATAACTGAAATGCCTGGATAGTGCCACGGAAACCCTTGATGAAGAATTTCTTTCTTAATACGTATGTGTAACCATTCTTCTGGTAAAAATGGATCTAATACTATTGGTTTTTTAGTTAATTGTACATCTATCAATTTATATTTCCTTAACGATTAATATGATGGTTGTCATCATAGTACTGGACAATATGCTCATCGTCTTTGTCTTGTAGTTTTTCGCTCCACCAACTTAAGAGTATTGCTACGAAGCCAATGGAAAGTATTACCCAAAAGAATGGCTCAGTGGTCAGCAAATGCCATAGCACTTGCAAACCATCTGTATCTGTATAATCTATTTCAGCCATGCTACTTTTTCGCCTGCATCTATTCTACGCTGGTGTTCTTCAACTGAACCTGGATATCTCCAAGCCCAAATACCTACTAATACCATAAAGCCTCCGCTCCATAACACTGCTTTAATGTTACCAGTTGCAAAGAATGTAATTGCTAAGGTAGAAGCCATCATAGCGGCCATTAAGTATTTTCCTTTTGTAGGAAATACTCTTTTCTTATTCCAGTTAGTTAAAAACTTACCAAACCACGGATGGTTGTATAACCATTTTTCCATTTTTGGTGAACTCTTTGCAAATGCCCATGCGGCAATTACAAGGAAGATTGAAAAAGGTATTCCAGGTGTTACTACTCCGATATAGGCTAGACCAACACATAGAAAACCAATTGCTTGATACATATATTTTTTTATTTTATTCATATTATTTTGTGCCTTTCTAACACTGTAAGTAATTTATCCACAAGTTCATCCATCATTCCTGATGAGTGATTAGGGCCAGGACAAAACCTTAAACGTTCTGTGCCTTTTTCAACAGTAGGATAATTTATTGGTTGCACATATATTCCGTCTTTGTATAATAAATCGTCTGATATTTGTTTACACTTTACAGGGTCTTTAATCATAACTGGAACAATATGGCTATTGTTTTCAAGTATCGGAATACCTTTGTCTATAAACTTTCTTTTTAGTTCTTCCGACTTTACTTGCAACATCATTCTAAGTTCTTTATGTTCTTTTACATACTTTACTGATGCTAATGCACCTGCACATAAAACAGGACTCATTGACGTTGTAAATATAAATGCAGGTGCGTAACTTCGTATTGCATCTATAAATGTTTTGTCAGCGGCAATATATCCGCCTTGTACTCCATATGCTTTGGCTAGAGTACCATTAATTATATCAGGGTGTACATTTCTTTCTTCGCACACGCCTCCACCGTTTGGTCCATATAATCCTACAGCATGTACTTCATCTATGTAACTTATTGCGTTGTACTTTTTACATAGTTTAACAATATCACCTACTGGTGCTATGTCGCCGTCCATACTGTAAACAGATTCAAACACAACCATTTTAGGTCCTGTAATCTGTTTTAGTTTTAATTCTAATTCTTTTAAGTCATTGTGTGTCCAAATAACTTTTTTAGCACCACTGTGTCTTATTCCTTGTATTAATGAACTATGATTGTTGCTGTCACTAATAAATGTAATGTCTGGAATAATTTTTGCAATAGTTTCTATTGTAGTTTCGTTTGCATTAAAGGCACTAGTGAATAATAGTGCTGATTCTTTGTTGTGTAAACGTGCTAGTTCTAGTTCAAGTGCAACATGATAATGAGTTGTACCACTAATATTTCTAGTACCACCACTACCTGCACCTGCTGTTTCGAGTGCAGTTTTCATTGCATCTAAAACAAATTGATGTTGACCCATACCTAAGTAATCGTTAGAACACCAATTAACAATTTTTGTAACAGCATACTTTGAATACCAGATTGCTTTAGGGAAATCCCCACACTCTCTTAGAATATCGTTGAACACACGATACCTGCCCTCTTCTTTAAGGTTTAGTATCGCCTGTTCAAATTTATCAATGTGTTGCATTTAGTTCTGTTTCTAAGTCTGCTTGATGTTGCATTAACTTTTCAATGTTGTCTAGCATTTCCTGTCTTAGAGGACTTTGCATAGGTAACTTTCTAAACCTAATTTTAAGAACTTTAATTTCGTTCTTAAGTTTTTGAATCTCAAGTCTAACATTTGAATCATCAATAACTGGTATAGATGCTGTTGCTACTGGTTTGCTTTCCAAAGTAATATTCAGCGTATCCATAATCAAATCGATCTTTTTCTCTAACAAATCTAATCTTTTGTTTGTATCCATGTTATATCCTATTATGTACGTATATTATTTATCATGCTTGTTTGATCTAAAAATATTTCCAAAAAGACTTGACTTTTTACTATTAATGCTTATATAATATATGTAACAGATAAAACTGTTATAAATAAAAATGTACGCCGAAAGGGTACAACAATTAATCTTGCTTAATAAAGGAGAAATAATATGACAAGACTAACAACTCTAGACCTACCTAACTTCCAAAGAGCCACAATTGGCTTTGATAGACTGTTTAACGAAATGGAAAGACAGTTCGCAAATAGTCCAAACGGAAACGGGTATCCCCCATACAATATAGCACAAATCAACGATGATGAGTATATGATCTCATTAGCAGTTGCAGGCTTTGGTATGGACAACCTTTCAATTACCACAGATGGTGATCAATTGAAAATCGAAGGAACTGCTCCAAAAGGAGATGAAGATGTCAACTACCTACACAAGGGTATTGGCGGACGCAACTTCCGTAGAGAGTTTACACTCGCTGACCATGTTAAAGTAGCAGATGCTAATCTTGAACTAGGTATGCTGAATGTGCATTTAGTACGTGAAGTACCAGAAGCACTAAAGCCAAAGACTATTAAGATTAATAGTCCTAAGTAATACACAGCAATATAGGGGGAGTGTTTTGGCACTCTCCCTTCTTGCATTATTAATTAATCTAGTGTATTATATACTATAAATATTAAAAAGGGTTAAAGGTAATTATTATGACTACTCATACAGATACAGTAACAAAAGAAAAACAAATATCTGCTATTAAAGAACCTGGCATGTACAAGGTTACATTTTTTAATGACAATGTAACTCCTATGGACTTTGTTGTTCAAGTACTAAAGGAAATCTTTAAACATAATATAGATAGAGCAGAAGCAATAATGCAACAGA